CCAATTACTGTTAATTATGAGGGCGGCATTAATCGTTGGAGCGGTTTGCTCGATATTGCCCTCGAAGGCGGTTATGTGGCTAAACCAAAAGTGGGCTGGTATGCCAAGGTGGATCGTTCGACTGGGGAAGTGGATGGAAAGAATTTCCGAGCAGGTGATATTGTGGACAGTAAAGAATTTTGGATGACAATGTTCCAAGAGACTGACTTCGCTGCATATATCAAGCGCAAGTATTCACTTGACACTGAAGGGACTTTAGTTTATGATGAGGATGAAGAAGTTTAAGAATGTAATGGCCATATTAGCCAACGATGGCGTATGGTGGTGTTATTCTCACGATGATCATCCTGATTGGGGCGTTCATCGTTATGAGGATACTCATTGGTTTAATTATATGTTTAAGAGGTAATAAATATTCATGAGTATTGAAAGAACAATTTTATCTAATTTATTGTTCAACGACGAGTATGGTCGTAAGGTTATTCCATTCCTGAAACCAGAATATTTTCAGGATTATAATGAAAAGATTGTATTTGACCTAATTGATGATTATGTAAAGAAGTATAATTCATTTCCTTCTATTGAGGCGTTAGCCATTGACCTGTCTAATAAGGAAGGTCTAAACGAACAGACGTTCAAGATTGCTAAAGAAATTGTCTCGAGTCTTGAACATGATTCTAACACTAAGCTGGACTGGCTACTAGATCAGACTGAAAAGTTTTGTCAAGATAAAGCATTGTATCTTGCGATCATGCGGTCCATACAAATTATGGATGAGAAAAATGGATCAATCTCCAAAGGAAATATACCGACAATTCTTACTGACGCTCTCGGTGTCTCTTTTGACACCCATATTGGTCATGACTTTCTTGGTGATAGCGACGAGAGATATGAGTTCTACCACCGTAAAGAAAAAAGAATACCTTTCGACCTGGACTACTTCAATACCATCACCAACGGCGGTATCCCTAACAAAACTCTCAACATCGCACTTGCCGGTACTGGCGTTGGTAAATCCCTCTTCATGTGTCACTGCGCCGCAGCAAATCTTGCCAAGGGACTTAACGTCCTGTATATCACACTCGAAATGGCAGAAGAAAGGATTGCGGAGCGCATCGATGCAAACCTACTAGATACTGCTGTTGATGAGCTAGAACTTATGCCCAAGCAGTCTTATGACACTAAGATCAACAGACTGAAAGAAAAGTTTACAGGTAAGTTGATTATCAAAGAATACCCAACTGCTTGTGCAGGTTCTGCTAACTTTCGTCATCTATTAAATGAACTACGTATTAAAAAGAACTTTGAACCAGATATTATATATATTGATTATCTGAATATTTGTTTGTCATCGAGGATTAAGCATGGAGCCAACGTCAATTCTTATACCCTTGTCAAAGCAATCGCAGAAGAGCTCCGTGGGTTGGCAGTTGAGTACGACGTCCCTATCGTCTCAGCAACTCAAACAACTCGAGGAGGCTATTCGAACTCAGACGTGGGATTGGAAGATACATCGGAATCCTTTGGACTACCAGCCACAGCTGATTTTATGTTTGCACTCATCTCCAGCGAAGAACTTGAAAGTCTCAACCAGATCATGGTTAAACAGCTCAAGAATCGTTACAATGATCCTGGGAGTAATCGTAGGTTTGTGCTTGGCATTGATCGCAGCAAAATGCGACTATACGATGTGGAACAATCTGGTCAAGATGGATTGGTTGATGATCGCCCAGTGATGGACAAGGGCAAGTTCATGGAGGAAGAAAATGAACGAGGGAGACCAAAGAAGAAGTTCGACAGAAGCAAATTTGACGGGTTTAAGTGATAAGATCTCAACTTTGACAAACGAACGTCAAGAAGACATAGATCGTAAATTCAGACTTCTAATGGCCGAAGAAATCTGGATGATGGTGAAAGGAGTGTCAATTCCCGATAGCTATTCCGAGGCTGATAGGTTACATATCTTCGAAAGGTATTATCACCGAGCATCAGCACAAAGACAAGGAGAGTAAATTGATAGTTTGTTCCTGTAACTACATAGACACAGCGGATATAAAGGCTGTTCTAAATTATGCTACGGAGCCTAACGAACAGCAAGTATTGAATATGCTTGCTTGGAAACCAGAGTGTTCCTATTGTAAAGACCTGCTTAGAAATGAAATTCGTAGATGCATCAAGGAGATTACTGATGACTGTTGATTATAAGGTGGTTAATGTCGGCGAAACTCATTGCGTGGAGGAGAGATCCACTGGGTATATCATTAAGTCTTTCGATGATGTCTCTGATGCCAAGAAAATGATGAAATTTTTAAATCTTGGAGGCGGTTTTGCAGGTTTTACACCTGAATTTATCGTCCGTAAGCTTCAGCCTGCACTAAATAAGAATAGCAAAAATATGTAGGATGCCTAGAGCATCAGCGGCACGAGCCACAATAGAAGGGCCACGGAATAGTCGGGAGTAAATGGTGGGGTTCCACCCGACACATATTGCGCTAGAAGAAATTCGGAGGGTAGGTTCGCCTACCCTCTTTTTTGTAGGTATTTCTCGTATGAATACCATGAAGTTTTATATTCTTTCTTCCTTGGTCCAGTTCCGGAATTATTATTTCCTTCAAGAGCTTTTCTTATATTTTTCTTATGCTCTTCTGTCAAAGGTTTACGTTTCTTTGGAGAAGCAGCCTTCACATTAGCCTTTCCTTGTTCCGACATAGGAAGTCTTCCTCTACGAAATCCATTTCTCTCGTATTCTTCTAGCATATCAGGAGATATGAGTTTATGGATAGTATCATCCGTAACCCATATTTTTCCTCTTTTTTCTTTTCCTAAATTTCTTAGAATTTCTTTCTTACTAATGAGATTACTTAAACCTTGCCAGGCCAATAAATCCTCAGATTTTCCATGTTGTTCCCACAAAATCCTGTGGGCTTCGGCGTGTTCTTCTATTGTAAGATCGACGAGATTAGATGGATCATCGGTTCCACCCATGTGTCTAGGTATTATATGATGTTTGTGATAAATAATCATGCTGATGCTCCTTATTAGCATTAGAGTAGGTAGGACTGCCATCCGTGACCTACATTTATTTATACAAATGTTCCACCCGACCGTATTTTTGTCAGAAAGGTATCGGGGCAAGCTCGCAAGGGCTTGCCCCTTTTGCATTTATAAATATGATAAAATCTTCTCAATAACTCTGGGGATAGTAATGTTTTCATTTTCACAATACTTGACAGAAAAGAAGGATCTTGGCGGACTTTCTACTAATGAAGCAGGAAAGTTGCACGAAGTTCTATTAGGTGGGCTAGTCCATCACTACGCCCAAGAATACCAGAAGAACAAATCTTTGGGTCATAAAAAGGCTCATGAGGCTGCATTGGCTGCTATTAGCAACCCTAAGAGAGTTAAAGGCAGTTATATGTATGATATTACGCATATGCCTCAGTTCAAGGACGTAGATAATAAAACTGCTAAACAGTTGCATGATGAATTTGGTTCTAAACTTTCATCGGAAAAATACCATGATAGTTATTTACATGCGCTTCATGGCGCATCACATTTAATAGATCATCTTCACAAAAATGGTATCAAAGATATTAAAGGTGTTCATTTTACTGCAAACAAAAAAGACATTAACAGATTGCCTGGATATGAAAATATAGAAGATAAGAAAAATAATTCAGATATTGTTGTTGAACATGGTCACAAGGGAAGATATTTTGGTGTAAGTTTGAAATCAGGAAAAGAATCAAAATTAAACAATCCGTTGAGAAAATTTATAGATGAATATCATAAAAAAATAACAGGTAAAAAAGGAACTTTTGGGGTTGACGCATTAAATGCAGAAAATGCTGCTAAACAAGCTCATTTGGGTATTCTTAATAAAAATAAATCGTTTTTAAATAAACATTTTGGCGAAAATGGAATAACATTACCTGGCCATATCAAAACAAATAAAGAAGGTAATTTAGAATTAAGCGAAGATGCTTTTAGATATTTAGAAAAAGCAGAGCCAGCACAAGAAGACAAATATGCTCACATGTATTCCGACCCCAAA